AAAACCGACGCCGGATAATCAGGCGCTAAAGGAAAGACTAACTAACAAGATTGACGCTAAAAAATCACAAACATTACTAAAGACTATGACAGTCACGTTGTGTACAACATGCAATGGATCAGGCAAGAACGCGTCAACAACAAACAAAGGTTACCTAATCAAAGCTTGTGGAACGTGCAAAGGCGCCGGCACACAATGAATCAATACCGGGATCCGATCTATCAGGCCAACCGAAAACAAATCCTAAGTGATGTTTGTGATTTTTTAGCGTCAATCTTGTTAGTTAGTCTTTCCTTTAGCGCCTGATTATCCGGCGTCGGTTTTTCAGGCTTCGGTAAAGTGTCATTTGTTGAAGTTATCCACAAGTCATCAACACTTCGGTTTTGCATTGGTTCGTCATAAACCAACCATTCACTAAGCCATTGACCATTGGGGCGTTGCCGCTTTACTAACACGACATAGCCGGCTTCCTGTAGTTCGTTCATGTCGCTTCGAATGGCGTCGCGGCCTTCCGTGTTGGGGTACGCCAAACGGTCGGTGTTAGTTCGCCAATGGTCGGGTTGGGATAACAGAAACGCAAGGATTCCACGCGCCCGGTATGACAACTGTTGGTTGCGGATTATCTCATTATTGATAATTGAAAAGTTGCGTTCAGGGCGTGGGGCACGAATAATGGTCATTGGGTAACCGCCACATTGCTTGAAAGGGCGCTTAAACGGTGCGAGATTGACAAAAGGTCAGTTGGGCGCCAAACATACCATTCCGCGCCTGCCGCCTCTAAGGCGTCAATCCAACGGTGTTGTTCTTTCCCGACGCGCCCTAGATCCGTTTTTAGTTCGGCAAAGATGACGCCGCCGCGGCCGTCATGGTTTGATTTGACTAGCACTAAGTCAGGAAATCCTGCTTCGCCTTGAATTGGGGTGGCCCAACGGCCGTTTGCCATTTGAACGGCGCGCGTGTGTTGAACTTTCCACCCGTACATTCGGGCTATTGAAATCACTTGTTGTTGGAAGTCTTTTTCTTTCATTTTGTCGGGGTTCTTTCTGCTATGGGTTGAAATAGGTTCTTCGAGACGTGCCGGGAATTGTCCGGGTCAAATTTTGATGGGTCACCCAATCGCCAAGCTTCATCACAATTCAGGAATCCCCAGACGTTGACAAGCCGAAATTCGGGTGGTATTGGGTGCGCGGCAAACAAGATTTGGTTCTTGCCCAAATCCTTTTTGAAAACCATCACGCTTTGATTGTTTTTAGATCGGCGAACTTCAATGTTTGTTCCGACGTCGGGGCGGCCCCTGTACTTTTGGTGATCTTCGCGCGCCCAAACGTGCCCGGCCCAATAACGATTTGTTGCTTTAGCAATTGCTAGTTCGCAAATGGCGGCGGCCATGTCTGCCGTTCGCCTGTCGTCGGTGTTGTTGTCTGTTCGGTGTTGGTAATGGTTGCCGTCGGTGTTGTACCAATTGGCAATGAACCGTTGGTTGCCAACATGGCACGCCCACGCGTATTCGAATGGTTCAAGTTCAATTATCATTTGTCGCCTTCTTCGCGCCATGAAAACGAATAGCAGTTCATAGATATTCCTATGTAGTCAATTGAACGTTCTTCCCATGTCATGTATTTGCCGGCGTTGGCGCGAACCATTGGCGAAATTTCGCGAACGTAAATGTTGCGCATGGTTTCTTGCCCCCATTTGCGCCCCACGAATACAACGTGAATTTCCTTGTCGAATGATCTAACACATACTTCGTAGTAGTCGTTATCTGCTAGCGCGCCCATCACTTTATGTCCTCTAATGTTTTCAGGTGGTCAATGAATCGGGCCATTTCGGGCACGGTCATTTCGGGGGAAATTTCCGCGTCATAGCCTTTTTTCTTTGCTAACGATTTTGCAAAGGTGATTTGTTTTTCTGTCGCCAAACCGCGAACCGGTGGTTGGTTGGTTGGTTGCTTTATGTAGCCATACTTTTTTTCTTGTGGTTCGGCTTCGGGGTCAACCATTGCGGCCGAAGGGTGGGCGTGCCGGCTTGATTTTTCCATTTCTTCCGCGCTAGGCCGAAACCCTTTAGGGCTAAACCCTAGATTGGCTAACGCGCGCCCAATTGCGCTTGTTTCGCATGTTTCTAATAGTGACGCGCGCGGCCCTGTCGATATGCCCACGGTTTCTTCGGCGTATCCAACGGCGTCGGGTATCACGCTTTTAATGTCGCGGAAAACTTCGGCTTTGAAAATGTATTGCCGGGCGGTGCCGTCGCTGTTGCGGTGGATTGTGTGCAATTCGGTAAGAATGCGGCCTTCGGGGTGTTTGTCGTAAAAACGGTGAATGCGGAAATCAACGGGTTCATAATCTGCCGGAAACATCAGTTGTTCCCTTCGGTGATTGCGTTGTTCATGCCTTTAAGGAATATGTCGTTGGCGATTTCTTGCCAATCAATCGGATATTCCGCGGCCTTCAGGTATGCCGCTACTTCGATAAGAAGCTGTGTGTCCTCGTCGGGATCGTTGAACGCGCAATTGTAAAAAATGCGTGCTTCGATCCGTTCAAGTAGGTCGGGCCTAAGTGATTTGTTTTTGTCCGTCGGGGTCATTTTGTTTTTTCTTTCTGTGTTGGTTATTGCGAACTTCTAGTGCCCCATGGCGCCCAACCGGATTTTGTGTAAACCCAATAGGCGGCCCTTAGGCATTTTTTAGGATTAAATAATTCAACCATTGTGTTTCGAATCAGGCCGGCGCGCTTGAACGTCAATTTCCATGAACCGTTTAATTGGGCTAAGCAATATGAACCCGAATATGGGTCTTTTTTGTTCCATGCGCGCGGAAAACATGACGATTCACGCGCCATGATGTAACTAATCTTTTTGAGATTGGCGCCCTTAAACCCTGCTTGCCGTGCTGTTGCTTCATGCGTTGGGCATGAAGTAGGGCGCGCGACACCGGCGGCGTTTGTGGGTGTTGCAAGAATGGCGGTGGTCAACACGGTGACCATCAGGCGCTTAATCGTTCTTTCCCGTTAGAGGAATAGGAACGGAAAATAGGTGGTTCATTTGGTGCCTTTCGTGTCGGGTCGATAGGTGGTAAATGACAACATAGCCGAAATTAATACGGTCTATGTGGATTTAGCCGAAACCTAACAACCGGGTGTTACAAGGGGCGCGGAACTGCTTTCCATGCTTCAACAAACTTGTTGGGGTTATCTGCCATTTCCGGCGTCAATTCGACATGAAGCCAAAGGCCGCCGCCTGAACCGCCGTTGTTGACTGAATCCCAATCTTTCCAACCGGGTTTTCCGTTGCGGTTACAACGCCAACCGCGCCCCCATTTTTCACACCCTTTTTTGGTGGTGCCGGCGTAATCATGCACTTCTTCAATTCCAAGCTGTTCATAGTTGGCGACTAGCCAATTGGCCCATAGGGCGGCCGTTGCCTTGTCTTTGTAGCCGATATCGGCGGCGCGCCCGGTGGCGTGTACTGATAGCCGATCCGATCCGCGCATGTTTCGAACGGCCCATGTTCCTAAATTGGTGAAGCCTTTTTTGGTGATGATGTCCACGAATTTTTCGGTGCCGGGGCGTTTGCCGGTCGCGGCGCCGTCTGTTGTGCCGGTGTAGTTCATTCGTCTTTTGGTTTCTGTTTGTCTTTAAGGCCATTTGCGCTAAGTAGCCCGGCTAGTGATCCGGTCAAAAATAAAAGAAGTGGTTGCAATGTAGCCCACGCGCTTTTGTCGTTATCCGAAACTTCTAATGGTTGCGTGACGAATGCGAGATTGTACAAAAGGAAGCATGTCGCAAAAACGAATGTGAATGACAACGCGCAACCAACCACGAAAATTAGCCGGGCTTTGATTTCTTCGTTGGTCATTCTGTCGGGCCGGCGTGGGGGCGGAATTATAGGCATTTGTCTTGAACCATTCGACTAGAACCAACGCTTGCCGTGTCAACGGTAATTGTTGTGGCCGCGCGTAACGCCTTGTTTTTAGTTAATGGTGGGCAATTAACGCGTTCCCGATCCCCACAAGCTGTAAGAATGCTTACAAATAACAAGCCAACAAAACTAAGGCGCCAAATCATTCTTTTACTTCTTCGTAGCCTTCGGAAACATAAAGGATATATTCCGCTTCCGTAATTGTCCCGGTAATTGTAGCGCCCGTAATTGGGTGAATTAAATTGACTGTTCTAGCCATTGTTAAGCCTTTCGGTATCCGTAAACAAAGACGCGACCGCCAGCAAAAGTGCCTGCGCTTAAGCTAAAAATAATTCCTGCACAAGCGGTGGTAAGTTGAAAAGTGCAAGCGGTGTTAACTATCGACGGACCTGTAATCACGCCCATACCTGTTGTGTTTGCGCTTGTTGAGGCAGTTAGTCGGGGCGCTAAAACGTCCATTGCAAAGCCCGCATAATTTAAGGTCAAACTTGTGTTTATGCCTGTCTCGCCTGTCCCCGTTGCGGTTGTGCCGTAATTGTATGCAGTTCCAGAGCTGTCAAAACGTGTTGTGCCAGCAAGATAGTTTGCGCTGTTCAATGTTGCGTTAGCGGTGTCTCGAAATTGAAAACGTAGCAGACCTGCCGAACCTGCAGTAAGAATGTTGTTCACAACTATTCTGTAATTGTCATATGTGCTTGTAAAAATGCCGTCTAATGCTGTGGTTGATAACGCGGTTTCCGTGATGTAAACCAATCCGCCATTGTTTAAATATGTGTTTGTGTCCGACGCGGTGAGAAGTTCGCCGGTGGTAAACGTTTTAATTGCCATGAATTAAAATCCTAACTTGTTGTTGTTAAGGGTGCCATAAAGGGTGTTGTTGAGAACCAAATAGGCGTTTGTGTCTTGCCCTGACATGAACACGGTGATTCGGGTTTGTTCCGGTGTGGCGTCGATTTGTATTCCTTCTATGACGGTGTAGTAAATACTGCCGCGGAACCCGATTTTGCCGTTGGTGTTAATGGGAAGTTCAATCAATGTGTAAAAATCGCCGTTGATAATGCCGACGTCATAGCGTGGGACTTGTTGAACGTCTGTCAACGTAATTGAAGCCAACGTACTATTTTTGGATTGGAAATTATTTAACAAATAATTGGCGTGATCGGAAGCTTGTGTTGTGGTGTAGTCAAGGGTTGTTTTGTCCCAACCGTAAATCGGGGTTGTCGATAACGTGGCGGTTTGGGCGGCCAAACCTTCCGGGCTAATGGTTACTTTGTTGTAATAGTTGTCCGCGCTTGACCTGAATTGGATTGCTTCATATTTCATTTGGGTTGAATATGGCGTGGCGGTGCCGTCATTGAAAACATATTCTTTCGATAGAAGGCCGGTGGTGTTTCTGCCGTACCAATACAACGTTGGTGTGCCTTTAAATGAAGGTTCGCCGCCCCACATTCGCGCTTCTTCGGTTCGGGTAATCAAATTGGCTAGTTCGAAGGCGTTCCCGGTGTAGGTTTGCGCGGAACCGATAGAACGGCCAAAAAATGTCGCGGTGTTTAAGCCGGCGGCGGTACCTAAATTAGTAATTTGGTATTCGGTCAATTCTTGGGCCAACGCATAATTGACTAGTTGCGCGCGCCCCCAATCTGCTTGAACGCCTTCACAACTAATGGTGACCGAATCCATGTTTGTTACGAATCCGTAGTTGATTGCTACGTCTCGAATGCGGCCGACAAAACATGTGAATTGATCTTTGCCTATAACCACACCGGGTTTGTAGATATAAAGAATGATTTGGTCACCCAATTTTGGGGTGGTTGTCCATGATGAAGGAAATTCGCTAGATATTTGGGCGGATTCAATCGAATAATCGTCAATTTGTAGTTGACGGCCGCGAAAGATTGAAACGGCCGTGACACTAGGCAATTGGTACCATGTCGCGCCCTGTTTGAATTCTGCTTTCCATACTGACGGTTCGGCCATTATGCAACCCGAACCGGTAGTGGGCCGTTAGAACGGTTATAGCGGCGCAATGCGTCAACAATGGCGTTGGGGTCGCCGCCCTGAATCGTGATGTTGAATGTGTTTCCTAGCGCGCCATTATTGCGGCCGCGCAATGGAACTACGGCTTCCGGGCCGCGTTCGCCGATCATGGCAATTGTTGGGCCTGTAACAATTCCGCCGTCGGCCAACATAGGAATGTTTGGAACATCAAAACCTTTGCCACCTAATCCGGGCACCCAACCGGGAACCTTGAAAGAAAGTTTGCCAACGGTGTTGTTCCATACTGAGGCAATGCCATTGAATAAGCCTTTGTAGATTCCAACTAGCGTTTCGATATAACCGCGGATTACTGAAACAACGCCGTTAAATCCTGTTTTTAAGCCGTTCCAAATTTTGGTGGCAAAATCTCCGATTCCTTGCAAACCGGCTTTTATGCCTTCCCACACTAAAGAAGCCGCGGTTCCGATTGCGGCAAAGGCTTTTCCAAAAATGTTGAACTTTGCTTGTAGCACCGCTAGGGCGACGCCTACGGCGACAAATGCGGCGACTAATAAAAAGATCGGGTTCAAGGCCATGACGGCGTTAAACGCGGCTTGAACGGCTGTGAAGGCAGTTGTGGCCGCTGTCCATGCCTTCATGGCGAAATTGACGGCAAGAATAGCGGTGGCAATGCCGGCAATGGTTCCGCCGACTGCTAAGAAAACGCCGGTGTTGTTTTGTGCCCATTGGCCTAGTTGGTTAATGAACGGCAACACTTTTTCAATGGCCGGCAGTAGGGCCGCGCCGATTGATTCTTTTGTTTCGTTTAGTCCGATTCCAAGCTTCTTGAATTGGCCTTCGGCGGTGTTGGCGGCGGCGGCCGCGTCGCCCCCGAAAGTATCGGCCAAAACCGACATGGCGCCTTCAACGTCTAACCCGTTTTTCAATAGGGTTTTCATGCGCGGATCTAACGCTTTCAAACCTTTGTCATTGCCGGCGTAAGCCTTTGATAGGGCGTCGGAAACGGTCGCTAGATCCTTCCCGGTGCCGGCCGAAATGTCCAACGCTAATTGAAGGCCGTCTTGTGCTTGCCCTAAATCTTCGGTGCCAATAACAAGTTTGGCTAATGCCGGGCGAAGGTCATCATCTGCCGTGGCGGTGGCCATGGAAAGACTAGAAAGCCATTGTTCGTTTTTGGCTAGCGCCTTGTCTGTTGCGCTGGTGACGCCTCGAATGTTGCGCGCCAATTGTTCTTGTGCGGCCTGATCTTCAATGGCGGCCTTGGTGAAATCAACCGCGGCGGCACCTAAACCGACAAGGGCGGCGGCGGCCGGAACCGCGGCTTTCTTAATAGCAAATTGTGCTTTTTCGCCGGTGGTTTCAAGCTGTTTGAATTGTTGAACGGCCTTGTCAATGCCTGCCCCGGCGAATTCGGTAATGATTGGGATTGTTATAGCCACGGATTATTTGCCCTTCATCAATCGGTCGGCGGTTCGCATTGCTTCGAATGCTAAAGATTCAACCGCGCCTTCAACTTCGTTTTTGTGTTTCTCATATGCCGGCCACATGACGCGCGAAGGCTTGCCCCATTTGGCGGAAAGGTTGCGTGACATTATGCCGTTGCGGCCCATGTCAAAAATGGTGTCAACCATTCCCGACCAACGAATGAAGAACACGGCAAGGTTGCTTGTGCGGCCTTGAAATTCTTTAACCTTTTTACCGGATACGCCGGCTTTAACAAGTTTGTTTGCCTTGTTCGGATCCCATGGCAACATTTTGAATCCGCTTTTGGTTGTCCATGAATAGCGCCAACCCGACAATGGAAGTTTGGGAATGTTCGCTTTTGCTTCCTGAATAACCGGGTCAACAATGCTTTTGTATTCTTTGGTTATGCCGCGCCGCAATGACGGTTCAAGTTTGTTCAAGTTCTTTAACGCGTCTTTCAGGCCCACAATTTCAATGTTCGTTTGAACGGTCATTGTTGGGCCTTTCTTTGCTTGTTAAGAACATCAATTGCGGTGTTCAAATCTTGGATTGTAAAACTTATTTCCGGGGGCCAATAGCCGGTTTCGATCAGGATTTCCGCCAATGATCGGCTTATTGATCCCCGTTGGTGGGGTTTGCGTTATCGCTATCTATCACTTCTAGTTTGACAAGCTTCTTAAGAAAATCGTCTAGTTGAAGCGGGGTGGGAAACCCACCCGTTTTCGAAGCTTCATGTGCAAGGAATCCCAACTGTTCAATTGAAATTCCCGTTGCAAGATCCGAAGCTTTAACCTTAAATTTTCGTTCTAGTTGCACTATATGAAACAAGTTGGTTTCAACGACATAATCGTTTTCGCCGGTGTTGATATTGATTGATAATTTCATTTGTTCCTTTGCACGGTAAAGGGTTTATTTATGGGGCGGTGATGTCTCGAACCCATGTTCCGTTAGTAAACGACAGGGAAGCAACGGCCAATTCGCCCACGGTTGACATGATGGCCGGGTTGTTTTCAAGCGTTAAATTGGAAAGTACAAATTCGGGGTTTGAAGCCGATTCTGTAGTTCCTGAAGGTGAAACGGTAATTGAACAACTGCCGGCGGTTTGGATTGCGGCAAGCATTGTTTCGACTTCGCCGGCGCCGTATGAAAGAAACAAATCCATGTTGACGGATACGGTTTGTAATCCCTGAACCGCGCGGTGCCCGGTGTCGCCGAAGGCGGTTGATTCCAAGTAGTCGTATCCAACCATCACTTCGCATTTTGTGCATTGGTCGGAAACGTCGTAAACGGTCGGGGTGGCCCCTACCGAAATGTTGATTGTTGCATTGCCTAGAAAAGTGGTGGTTGCCATTTCTTGTCTTTCTCTTAACGCCGTTGGGTTGCTACGGCTACGGTTAAATCATAGGAAGGTATTTCTTGCCCACCAATGTTTGTCAAGCTTGGGCGGCCTTCCAAAACATCAATGGTTGGGGTGTCAATAATTGTGTCGCATGTTGTGTATAGGTAATCCACGGCGTCTTGGTTGCCGGGTGGTGCCGCCAATACGCGCAATGTGAACGTTACTTTCGCAACGTTGTAAGTGAAGGAAGTAAATGATGGGGGTTCAATTAAAACCGTCATTGGTCTTGCATTGCGCGAATCGGTTACGGTCACAATTCCTAGCGCCGCTAAACGCGAAGCAAGGGCGGCTTGTGATTCTGCTAGAAACCCGGTGGCCGCCATTAGGCAACCTGACTACGGTTAACGCCTAACAACCGCATAATTTCGCCCATTGATCCAATCGGCGCGCCGGTTCCCATTGCTTCGAAGGATTGAAACGAATCGACACTTCCGCGTTGCCTGTAAAGGCTTGCCGCATACATTGTTAGCGCGAGAGTGGCGGCGCTGTTTGGTGAATTCGTAAGCCCGTCATGGTATCCGGCCTCGACGCGCTTACGGAATCCCCAACTGTTACTTGCCGCCGTGCAAGCAGTAACAAAGGTCGTGTCATTTGCGGTAGCTGTTGCAATGCCCAAAAAATCCAACACATTTTGGTTTGTGATCCATGTGCAAGATTGGGTGTGCGTGACTGTGCCGGTTGCGGCTTGTCGTTCCGAATCTGTCCCGGATTGGTTCACTAATAGTTGGTTCAAGATGATTACTTCGTAATCAAAAAGATAATCGCCGTATTCGTCAACGCCCATGAACAAGAATTGCGGCACGTCATAAACAACATATGTGCCGTTAAAGGCCGCGTTGCCGGTGACTGTTATTGATTGACCAACCGCAACTTCGGTTGGTTCAAGGGTTTGCAAAATAGCCACGTTGTCTTTGCGTTGCGTGTGCGTAAGTGTGAACGCGGCCATTTTGCAATATCCCTTTCGTTAGCTAGGTCTAATTACGAAGCTACGCGCTTGACGAATTTGGTGCTGTCAATCATTAGCGTCGCGAAGTAGCCACGCCAAGCCAATGTGCGAGAAATCGTAGATGGGTTATCTATCGAAATTGCGCCTTTCGCGGTTTCGAAGCATTCGAAGCCTGTCGCGTCGCCAACAATGATTGTGCCGTTTGCAAAGTTCCGGTCAACAACGACGCGAAGGCCGAAGGCCACGGAATCGGTGCTTGCCGGTGTCATTGTGCCATAAGCGTTCATTGGGCCAACCTGTGGGAACAATGGGCGGTTTGCGGTATCGCTTAATTGACCAATGGCCGAAAACATGTCGGCGCTAAGGAAAAGGTGCGTTGGCAAGTTGCCGTTACTACTTGACAAAATGGTTGTGGCCGCGCCATAAACCCATTTGATTACTTCTTCAGGCTTTGCAAGGTTGGCGGCAGAAAGAACCGAAGTAACGCTTGCACCGGCGACTAAGGCGTCGGCCGCTACGTCGTCGGTTTGATTTGCATAAATTCGTGACATGTCGTCAAGAACTAGCGCCAAAATATTTGGGTCTGTCCAGTCAAGATCTTGTTCCGAAATGGTGACATAGCCGCCATAAGTGTTTTTTGTTACTTGGTTGTTATAGACAACAAATGTTCCGGATTGCAACGCGGCGTTTTCTGCCGATTGAACGGCCATTGAAGTATGGGTTGTTACTTCGGGACGGATAAAGATTTTTCCGCCGCCGGGCATTGCTTTAACACCGATTGCATCAACTACGGGGCGAAGGCCACGGAAGTTGTTGTAAACGGGCGAAACAATTGGGGTTGGCAATACGCCCGGTGTGTCGGTGGTGGTTACATCAGGGGCCGCGGCGCGAATGTTTGCGTTCATCTGTTCGAATGCGGAACCGCCGGCGATATAGGCGCCAATGTATTCGGCCGGTGATGGAAGCTTGAATTCGCGTTTTGCTGTAGCGAAAATGGGGGTTGGGGTAGTTGCCTCGACAACTTCGGGTGATTCACTCATTGGAATTTCCTTTTCTTCTGTGGGTGGTGTTGGGGTTGGGGTGGATTCTTCTTCTTCTTGTTCATTGGGTGTTTCTACCCAAACGCCTTCTTGTGTACGTTGGGCCGTGGCCGCTACGTCATATATTCGGGCGTCGGAAAATGCCCCGGCGGTTACAAGACTGATTTCGACAAAATCGGCTTTTGAAACAACCATTGTTCCGTTTTTGTCATATTTGAATTGGGTTGGAATAGCGCCTACGGAAACCGCGTCAATAGCGCCCATAGTTAAAAGGGCCATTGCGTCATTTGCGCGCGTGTTGTTTTCGGCAAGCTTCGCAACAAACATCATTCCTTCTTCGGTTGAAACGCGTTCGGTTACTAAACCGATCGGCAACCCGGCGTGTTCTTCAAGAAGTTTTGGTGCCGGCCCTGTCTCAGGAAGTGATCCGGGAAGGAACCTGACAACCTGTCCGCCTAAAACCGTGGCGTCAACGTGCCACGGAACCGCCAAACCCGAAATTGAACGTTTCGGTGCTTCGGTATTGTCGGCGGCGGCGTCAATTGAAACAAAACTTGCTTTTAGATGGATCATTCGACAATGTCCTGTTGATCGGGCGCCGGTGTTGGCGCGTTGGGTGATGGTGGTTCAACCATGACGTCGGGCATAATCAAACTATCGGAAAGGTAACTTTCCAAATCGAATTTGACATGGCGGCCGCGCGGCAAAATTTGGTTCATTGAAAGTGTTTCTTGAATACAGTCAATAAAAGGTTTGGCGCCGAACAAGTAGAGATCTTGCCTAGCTTGTTGCGCGTTGTTGTATGTCATGCCGGTTGTACCAATCCCGACCATATATGGCGGAATGTTGGCGCAACGCGCTAGTTCTAAGGCACTGTATTCGCGCGCTTCGACTAGTTGAAGCTTTGAAGGATCACTAGAAAATTCGTGCCATTCGACAAATTCGTTTAAGGCGCCAATGCTGTTTTGGCGTCGGGCGTTCGCCCACGCGCCGGCAAGTTCGCCTAAATCTTCGGCCGACATGGGTTCGCCACCCTTTTGTTGAAGATAGCCGGCGGCGATTTCTGTTGACGCGAAACGTTCCGCGGCCTGATCCAACCGAATTGCAATGGTTGTTGCGCGCGCGCCCTGATACAAGAAACCCGGTATTGGTGACAAGAATTGAACAACGTTTGTTGAATCCATTGGCATACCGTTAAACATGATGTTGTCCGAAGGGCCGTACCATTGTGGGCCAGATTGGTCCAATGTCGAAATATTTCCGGCCGGGATCCATGTGAACGTGGCGGGGAAGCTGTTGGAATAGCGCGAAGTTATCGCCCAAAACCCGCGGCCGTGATAGAAGAGATCTCGAAAGGTGTTGGCCATGATGAAGTTACGGGTAACGCGTGGGTCGGGTTGCGAACACCATGATTCACCGGGCACATAAATTTCTTCGTATTCTTCGCCTGTCCATTGAAGGGTGTATTGCTGTAGATCTAAGCACCCGATCATTGACGCCATGAGATCGACGGCACGGTTGACGGTTGGGATTGATTGGGCGCGTTCCTCTAATCCCCCGACGGAATATGTGAGGAACTGCCCAACCTGTGAAGAACCGGCCGCGGCCTGAACTTCACTAACGTTAACCGCCGGTGCGGTGACCTTTTTGGAAAAGATAGCCATTTGAAACCATCATTGCATTTGCAACAACAAAACACAATGGCAGAAAATAAATATATGGGTTGATTACC